TGCTCTGAAAGAATTTGACTTGAAGGACATCACAGGTGAGAAAGTTTGTGTGCTTCCTCCTGCTCAGTACTACTCTCTATTTAATGTTTCAGGTGATGTAAATACGCTTGCTTACATGAATAAAGATGTAGGTGGTTCAGGAAGCCTATCGTCTGGTCAAGTACCTGTTATTGGTGGCGTGAAAATCTTGATGTCTAACCACATCCCTCAAGCGGATATGGCAGACGCAACCAAGTGGGCTGCAGCAACTGGCGATGCAACACCTGGACCTTCTACAAGAACAAGTGCTTACTACGGCAACTATTCTAAGGTTCGTGGCTTGATCTTCAGTAAAGATGCGGCAGCAACTGTTAAACTGAAAGACCTTTCGGTGGAGTCTGAGTATCAGATTTCTCGCCAAGGTTCTTTGTTTGTAAGTAAATATGCAATGGGACACAATATCTTGCGTCCTGCTTGTGCTATTAGCTTGAACTCAGTTTAGCCTTCTAGGGGTGGTGGGGATTAATTTCCCTGTCATCCCTTTTTTTTATTTCTTATAAAGGAATTTTAATGACTCCAACATCGAAATTAGAAGCAGTCAATATCCTGCTCTCTTCAGTTGGCGAAGCTCCAGTGAACAGCCTGTCTAGTGGTCTAGTCGATGCGGAAATGGCAGAAACTATTCTGGAGTCAACATCTAGAGCGGTACAATCAAGAGGATGGCATTGGAATAGAGAGGTTGACGTTGAGCTTCTACAGGATGCCTCTGGACATGTGCCACTACCTGCCAATACATTATTAGCTGATCCTAGCGACAGCGAAACAGAGCTAGACTTAATTCAAAGAGGTCTGAAGTTCTACAATAGGAAGACACATTCTTTTGTTGTTGGTACTTCCCTCAAAGCAAACTTAACAATACTACTAGAGTTCACAGACCTTCCCGAAGCGGCAAGACGATACATAACCGTCCGAGGTGCAAGAATCTTCCAAGACCGTATCTTAGGCTCTAGAGAGCTACACGGATTCCAAGAGGTTGATGAGGCCGTGGCTTTAGCAGACCTACAAGGTTCTGAGTCAGAGGCAGGAGACTACAGCATCTTCAACAATTATGATGTCTTCCGAGTAATTGACCGTGCAGGTGGTACTTATGGGTCTAATTAATGAGACGATCCCTAACCTGATTAATGGTATATCCCAACAACCAGCCTCTGTACGCAGGAAGACACAAGGAGAGGTGCAAATAAATGCCCTGTCTTCTGTTGTTGATGGCCTTCAAAAGAGACCTCCAACTGAGCATAAAGCAAGTCTAGGAACTATGGGCAGCTCCTTCATACATACTATACGAAGAGATGAAACCGAATGGTATTCTCTTATTGTGACCCCTTCAGATTCTTCAACACCACTCAGGGTTTTTGATAAAGAAGGAGCGTCTCAGAATGTGGTTATATCGGCCACAGACAAGGGCTATCTAACAAGCGTACCAGACCCTCTAAAAGATATCAGCGCAACAACAGTTGCTGACTACACTTTCTTGGTTAATAAGAAGAAGATTGTATCTGAATCTACAACCACAGTTACAGCGAGGAATCCTGAAGCCTTGATTTATATCAGGCAGGGAGATTACTCAACAGATTACAGCGTCACAATTCAGAACACCAATGGTACTGTTGTAGCCTCCACAAACTATACAACACCTGATTCATCTACTGTTCAGAATGAGCCTCATGTAAAAACAAATCAAATAGCAACACAGATTTTCAATGGTTTGAGCCTCCCTTCTAATTTCTCAAAAGGAATTAAGAACAACGTCCTACACATTGTTAGGAATGATGGGCAGGATTTCAAAATAGGAGCTTCTGATTCAAGAGGTTCTCGCTATATGTTCGCCTTCAAAGATCAAACAGAAGACTTCAAAGACCTCCCTGCTAATGATGCCCCTGTTGGGTTCTACATCAAGATTGGTGGTCAGAACGAGAAGCTTGCTGATGACTATTGGCTGAAAACTGTTGATGCTGGTGGTGCTGGCCAGGCTATTTGGGAGGAGAGTGCTGAAGGTGGTATTAAAGACGGTTTTGATGCAACTACGATGCCTCACCAGTTGATCAGAATGCCCGATGGCTACTTCTGTTTCAGTAAGGCTAACGGTGACTACTACGACTACAACTCACACACCCTATCCTCTTCAAAACCATCTCATTCAAACTACATTAGAATTGGGGATTGGTCAAAAAGGAAGGTTGGTGATAACGACTCCAATGCAATGCCATCTTTTGTAGGGTTCAACCTCAACGATGTGTTCTTCTACAAAAACAGACTTGGCTTCCTGTCTGATGAAAATGTTATCCTTAGTGAGTCCTCAACGTACTTCAGCTTCTTCAGGACTACGGTGATGAGCCTATTAGATGGTGACCCTGTTGACATTGCCGTATCAAATAATAAGGTCTCTATCCTACGACACGCTATACCCTTCTCTGAGCAACTAATAATGTTCAGCGACCTCACGCAGTTCTCTCTGAAGAGTGATGGTAACCTCACAGCGAGGACAGTAAGCATAGACACGGTAACTCAGTATGAGGCCTCTTTGGATGCTAAACCAGTACCAGCAGGGAAGTACATTTTCTTTGGCACTCAGCGAGGTAAGTGGTCTGGAGTCAGAGAGTATTTTGTAGACTCTGCAAACGACACACAAGACGCTGAAGAGATTACTGCACACGTTCCTTCTTATTTAGAGGGACGTATAACAAAGATGGCAGCCTCTTCAAACCTGTCTATGTTGTTAGCCTTATGTGCTGATGACCCTACTTCTATTTATGTCTATTCTTACTATGTGAATGGTACAGACAAGCTACAGTCATCATGGAGTAAATGGACATTCACAGGTAATGTTAAGTCTGTTGAATTCTCAGGTGCGGATGTGTGGCTTGTTATTGATAGAGGTGGGACTCTCTACCTAGAGAAGGTAAATTTATCTACTGACCTATCCGAATCAGACACTACATATACAGCAGATGGCGTTACCTACAAGTTTGGTATTAAGCTGGACCGTAGGGTTAAGCTAGAAGCTGGGGGTCTTACAGCAGTTCCTTATACTGATTCGACATTGAAGTATGTAACCAAGAAGGGTAAGGAGATTACCGCATCAAAGGTTGCTTCTGAACTAGCCTCTGGTGGTCTTGTGTATGCAGGAACTCCTTATAAGTTTGAGTACCAATTTACACAACCAACCATAAAGCAGGAGAACGAGGCTGTGACTGGAAGGTTGCAGGTAAGGTCGTTCAGGATTCTCTATAACAACACAGGTTATTTTAAAACCGTTGTGATTCCCCTAAACCGCACACACTCTATAAAGATTTTCAGCGGTAGAATTGTCGGTAAGGTTGCTGCCCTTCTTGGGTATGCTCCTGTTGACTCTGGGGTCTTTACATTGCCTGTGTTATGTAATGCAGAGCATGTAAAAATATCTTTAGAATCAGAGTCTTACCTCCCATGTATGTTCCAAAGTGCAGGGTGGGAAGGTTACTTTAAAGCACGTTCATCAAGGATTTAATTATGATATACACAAGACCGTCAACGGATGATGATCTACAACCAATCGCAGATGACATGCGTGAGATGGATGCTCATGAAGTCAAATGCTCTAGTGGGGTTTCTCCTTTCCTAGCTCTAAAAGGCTCTAAGAGGATGTCACCAGAGTGTAACACCATCGTTGAAAGAGGGTCAGAAATCCCTGTTGCAATGTATGGTGTTGCGGTTGATGCACTACACCCAACGAGCGGATGTCCGTGGATGTTGGTAACAAACAGATTGTTTACCGAGAAGAAGCACAGACAGCAGTTCGCTAGAGGTGCTTATAAATGGGTAGATGAGAAGCGTAATGAGTTCGATGTAATGGTTAATTATGTACATTGCTCCAACAAACTAGCCATCAGATGGTTAAAGAAATTGGGGTTTGTATTCACCAAAGAAGTCGAGAATTTTGGGCTAGGGGATGAGCCGTTCTACGAGTTCATTATGATAAAGAAAGAGTAACAACACAGGAGATTATTTGTGTGTGAACCAGTTTCAATAATGTTGGGTATCTCTGCTGCGCTTGCTGTTGCTGGTTCTGTGGCACAAGGCATGGAACAAGACAATCAAGCCCAACAGCAGAACAAACAATACCTTGATAATGCAAAGGTAGCAGCAAACAGTAAGTCAGAGAAAGAAAGACAAAACAACGCAAGACAGACTCAAGAAAACATGGCTGCGGTTCAGCAGCAGTTTGAAGCTAGTGTTGAAGCTGGTGAGCTAGAGTCTACTATGGCGTTAAGTGCTAATGAGTCAGGAGCGCAAGGCAGGTCTATGGGTCTGTTATTAGCTGAAGCAGAAGCAGAAGCTTTACGCGATCAGGATAAAATAGAACAAAATAAACTATGGACTTTATCGTCTTTAGAAAACGAGAAAAAGGCTTACGAGTCTCAATATCGTAATCAGAGGAATAGTGTTAGGAAGGGTAAGGGTGCTAACTGGACCACGATAGGTCTTGAGATTGGGGCTACAGCAACTGGAGCTGCGGCTTCAGCGTCTCAAGCATATTCAGACAACACACCATCTAAAACCAAATCATCTAAAACCAAGACTTCTAAACGATCTTCAAACTCTCCTTCATACAAACAGGTATTTGGGTAGAAATAACTTCACGGAGTAACAATGGCAAAAAGACAGCAAGTATCTGGACCACGGTCTGGCACACAATTAAGACCCACAGCAAGACCTATAGAAACCTTCAGCCGCCAAGAACAACCAGCAATAGAGTTCGGTGGCAGTAGGGGGGATAACATCAAGTCTGCGGTGGACTCAATTAACAAAAAGGTACTGCAACCTGCCATAGCGAGAGAGCAAGAAAAAATCAATGTTGGTCAGGCTTCTGAGGTCTATGAGATCAACTCCTTCCTAGACGCTAAGATGGAAGAGGCTGCTACCCTGCGAGGTGGCTCTAATGGCGATATGAACAAAGGCCAAGCCATTCAGCAATACCAAGGGTTCGTTAATGAAGCCCTATCAAACCGTGCAGGGGGTGTTCAAAAACTCTTTGCCAGGATAGCTGGTAAGAAAGCGTTTGAGGTAAATGGTACTCTTGACACCTTCTACACAGAGCAAGGGTATGACAATGCTACCCGAAGTATGCTTGAGTCTATGGGGAATGAGCTAAAAGGTTTGGGTGTATCATCCAAGATTCCAACAGAAGACAACTTCAACAACATAGCCAACATAGGTGCAGGTGCTTTTGAGTTGTTCTATGAGCGGATGGGTGGTCGTGTTAAAGGAGAAGAGCTTCTTGTTGCTTTAGCAGACTCACAATCCCTAGCAGGTGACTATAGCCTACTCCCTCTTCTGAAGAGAAAGAATGAATCTACTGGAGGCACGATAGCTGGTAAAGCAGCACATGCTAAGAAGGTAGCTCAGATTGAAGCACGGTATTTAAAAGATAAAGAAGACTTCCAAACACTACAACAAAAAGAAAGCTTGGTTAGTGGTTATGTAGGGCAACTCCGAAGAGGCGAAACAGCCCTCATAGTGGATATGACCCTTGCCGATGGTACTACTTTCTCAGAATCTAAAATAATTAAGGCTGTTGGTGATGCCCTTGAGAAGGATATAGACGCTAACAAACCACCACAGGTTTTAGACAAAGACGGCCAGGTAGACCCTGAGAAAAAGATCAAATACCTCAACGATACTTTCTATGGTAAATATGCCATAGAGAACCCTAAATGGACTACCACTCTACAAGTCGGTGCTAATGCCCTTGGAGAGCTTGGAAGGAAGGGAGCAGATGAGAAGATGCGACCTGCCCTAATCAAACAAGCTACAACTGCTTATGCCCTCTACAAAGTCCTGCGGTCATCTGGAGCAAATCGTGAAGTTCTAGGCACTAGAATCACCGATGACACAGAGCGTAAGCTGAGTGCTATTGGTGTAAGTATCGATGTAATGGGTAAGAACATGGAGGAGGCCGCAATGGATATCTCCAGCTTTCAAAAAAGCACTCCTGTTATTAATGTGGTCAAGTGGGCAGATGATGAATTCTTTCTAAAGAGTAATGTGGTTTCAGGGTCTTGGACAACTTTTGGTGATGGTGAAATAGCAAACGTCAATACTGTGCTAAACGACTACAACTCTTTCGCCAACTACATCCTTGGGTCAACAGGTGGCTCTATAGACGCTGCAAAAGAATCAGCAATGGAGTACATAGACCGGGCGTATGTTCAAATCAACACTCCTGATGGCAACCATATTGCTGTCAAAACACAACCACTGGATAATATCAAGCCTGAAACTTTTGAAGCTGTGTTGCAATATGTGGCTCAAGATGATCACCTGGCCGAGGATGATGCTATCCATATCAAACGGCTTACAGACACCCTATACGGCATTACTGTTGACGGTCTTTCAGTAGGTCGTACTATCTCTGTGAATCAATTAAAACAGTTCCAGATAGGTAATACCAAGGCTGTAAACGAGGCCTTATTTGGTGGGGTGAGAGAGGTGTTAAATGGAAAATAAGGAATCACTAGGGTCTATCCTAGACTCCGGGGATCAATACGATCAGACCTCCCTTCCTAATACAGGTGGGGATACTTGGGTTGCCGCTCAAGAGATGGAGAGACAGCGACTAGCCACTCAGGAAGAAACTCCTTTTTGGGAGATGGTTGGTATGGCTAGAGAAACTAACACTATCTTAGGGGCTGAAAAACATTTCCACGGAGAAGACTTTGCCCCTGATGTTGATTGGGTTAATAAGAACGATTTTGAAGCTGTCAACATGACGGCAGAAACTAACGGCATCTCAGGAGAAGGTGATCTAGAGTACTTGTATGGAGCTAACTCACAACAAGAGCAGGATTTCCGTATAGATGCATTAAGGAAAAGTAGAGAGATTAAAAAGACCCTTGACGAGAATGGGGGTTGGGGGATGGGTGCTGACATGATGTCCTATTTCACAGATGAAGTTGAAATGGGTGGAATGCTTGCATCAGGACTGGCAATGGGTCCAGCCTCCCCTCTTGCTGCTGTAGCTAAAGTTGGTAGCACTCTTCAAAAGATTAGAAAGAGTTCTCTAGCTATTGGTGCTATAGCAGGTACTGAGGCTGCGGCTTATGAATACTGGAGGACTACCAATAACCCACACCACAATGTCCATGATGTTGCTGTTGCTGGATTGGCAACTTTAGCTCTTGCAACACCTATTGCAAAGCTTGGGATAACAATGTCTAAAGCTGCTGCAAGGTCTTCATTGGACTTACGCCTAGCCTCCTCCCCTGACCCACTATCAGAAGCTGAGACCAGGTATTTTCAAGACGTTCTTGATATAGACCCTGTGACATACCAACAGCAAATTAGAGATGTACAGGAAGACTACACAAGGTTTTCAATGCTTAGTGAAGAAGAGCAGATGGAGGAACTAGCAAACCTTGCAAACGAGGCGTATAAACCAAAGACTAAAGAAGATGGGGATGCTTCAGTAGGAAAAGCTTGGTCTTTTAATGTGAGGGGTGTAGACATACTCTCGCTAGGTCTTAGAGATAAGCTCTCTTCTGGTTTCCGCTTGGGTAACTCAGAGAACTCTGTGCTAAGAGCAATGGCAGACACCCTTGGTGGGCATGGTAGCAACAGCACCGTTGTTGTTAATGGTGTTAAAAGAGATGTTGCTAATAAAATGAGTGCATCTAAATACCAACACATGCACATGACTATGAATGAGGGACAAAGGGCCAGGGTTGGTAATGCTGCTTTCGATGCCTGGTTCAAAAGAAACATAAATGAACCTTTCATCACAGAGTTACCTTTTATGTCTAAGAAGGTGAAAGCTAAAGCCCTCTTCAATGAGGAGGTCGGTTTATTAATGAGGCATGGTGGTGTAGAGCCAGATGATGCCGTTGATATACTTGGTAGGAGATTCTCAGAGGAAGCTAAAACAGTAGCGACCAAAGAGTTTGAACTCTATGAAACCCAAAGACTCCTTGGGGTAAAACACAAGATTAAAGGATGGGAGAACCTTGACCACTCTGGGCAGACACCCTACATGCCTAAGATTTGGAAGAACCTTAATATCAGAGAGCTTGTTAGCAAGGAGGGTGGTGAAACGGCTCTAGAGGAGCTTATACACAAAGGCCTGACCTCAATGGCTAGGCGAGGCGGTCGTATAGCTGATTTAGAAGCTGAAATATTCTACAAGAAATTCGCAAAAGGGTTCACTAATAAGATAGTTGCCAGAGCAACAACCTTAAATAAAGACGCAAGGGCTGTAATGGAGGTAGAGGAAAGTCTCGATGATATCATCCAAGATATCCTCAAGGGTCATATGGGTCTTAATGAAAAAGAGGTGGCTGAAAGAGTTAAAGACTTGTTTAAAATATCGGAGGTTGACCCTGGCCATAAACATACAAAAGCTAGAGTTGAGATGGACGATACCGAGTCAGTAATGTTCAACGGAAGCCCACTACGGATCACAGACCTACTAGAAAACGACTACAAAGACGTAGGAAATGGGTATGATTTCTGGATGGGGGGTAGAGTTGGTCTTGCCAAGGGTGGTATAGACAATGAAGGAGGTACATCTTTTTCTACAATTCTAGCCAATGCTGAGAAAGAACGAGCGCAAAGAGGTCTTCCCTTAAACCAACTTCAGAAAGAAGTACAGGCCGCTAAATTTCAATACGATTCCATCAACGGAACATTCCAGGCTAAATCATCTTCATATGCTTCCAATGACCTTCTTGACTTCTTACGGAGGTTTAGAAACTACGGATTTGTAAGAGCTATGGGTATGTCTGGGTTGGCTTCTACTATGGAGGCTGCTTCTGTACTGGCTGAACAATCAATACCAGTAATGCTCAAACACCTTCCTAGAACCGTTAAGCTTATTGGTGATCTAAAGAGCGGTAACCTTGACGATAAGGCTATGCAAGAGTTATACGCCTTCACAGGTGTAGGTCATGATTGGGTCGCAGGTGTTACAAGGAGCCGCTATGACTCTGTAGGTGCTGACATTAGAGTTGGTGAACACAACAACACAGATATGTGGTTAGATAGAGGCAGACAGTTTGTCTCTAGGTTCTCTGGATTAACACCAGTAACTGACGGTCTTAGAAGAGTTTCCATTATGTACTATGGGGAGTCTTTTGCCAAAGCCGCCCTTAAATATAGAAAGGGCGATATCAACTCCCTGCCCTACCACAAATCAAAATTACTCCAGCACGGCATAGACGTTGATTCAGGGATGCACAAAAGGATATATGCCCAAATGAACAGACATGCGGAGGGTATAGAAAGTGGTCGTGTATCCTCTTGGAATTTTGACTCATGGACTGATTCACAGGCAAGAGAATTGTTCAGAGACGCTCTATATTCAGAGTCCCATTCTCTAGTTCAAGAGACTAGCATAGGCTCTGTCAATGCCCTCCTTAGAGGAGAGGTAGGCAAGACCTTACTACAATTCCAAAGCTTTGTTGTAGGTGCTGAAGAGCAACAACTTCAACGGTATGCTTCACGCCTAGCAAGAGGCGATACAGGAACTATGTTAAGACTTTCTTTAGGGACAGCCTTCATGGGATACCTTGTTCATCATACTAGAACCTACCAAGCGTCAGCAGGAATGGGTGCAGTAGAGCAACGGAAATACCGTGAGAAATGGTGGTCTGATGCTGGTGTTGTAGAGGGTGTTGCAGGTCTAGCTGGACCGTTAGCTTTCTACTCAATGCTTTATGGGAGAGCTTCAGGTACAGGAAGATTCTTAGCCAACCCTACCATCGATGTTGCTGAATCTTTAGGAGCAACTATTAAGTCTATGGGCGATGGTAAACTTAGCCCTCACGATCTCAGAAAGATTCAAAGGCTACTCCCCTTCCAAACAATGCTTGGATTTAAACAGGCTTCAAACTGGCTTGCAGAAACAGCAGCTAACAACAAATAACAAAGAGGAACAACATGGCAAATTCTTATGTGGAATTGACAGCTAATGGTTCTGCAACATCCTTCTCATTTTCATTCAGCTACATTGATCCTTCAGATATAGCGTTGTATGTTGATGGTGTTTCGACAACCTTTACTTTCACTTCTTCAAACACTATTTCGGTCGCTACTGCACCTACAAGCGGTGCTATTGTTAGGATCGAAAGAACAACAAACTCTGCTACACGGTCTGTCGATTTTAGCGATGGGTCGATCCTTACTGAAGCTGATTTAGATATGTCAGCACAGCAAGT